GTGCGAGCCTAAGCGGGTCCCCTCTCAGGGATAGCCCGCCGGGGTTGTGAGATTGATCACCTGGGCGACCAACCACACTCTCGGCACCGTACAACGCCGTAGCGTATAAGGTCGAGGCGCAGAATCTGTCAAACGGAACAAACCGTGAGACAGCACGTAATCCCTTTACCATCAGGATTCCGTTTCTACGCCTACATTTCCAGCGTGCCCGTTCGGGGGTGCAGATCCACATGTCACCATAGCCTTCTGGGCCGTGGTGTCGTAGACTGACTGGTACGTTTTGTATAGTACCAAGCCAAGCACCCCTAAAACGAGAATCAAGATCATGATCAGGGCTGTGTTTAACACCCATCCTATAAATCCCGTTCGCAACAGCGTACCATTCGATTGCATTAGTTGGAGACTCCTTTAAAAAGTAGGGACGAACGTCCTCCCCACGATAGAAGTCACCACCGCAGCTTTCGTTAAAACCGGTACCGCAAAACGTCTTCTTGACGTTTGTTGTGAAACCACACGCAGAAAGGACCTCAGTGAGTGCGGCTAAGCACTCAGCTGGCACAATCATATCATCACCATACACATCAATGGGGGCAGTTATTGCGAGTTCGTCGCACACTGCTTTAGCCAAGATGTAGAAAACGAGCGTTTCAAGCTCGAAGGTGAATCCATTACCCATGGATGAGAACTTTTCGAGTTCCACCCACTCCCCATCGACTTCAGTTTCAGGCGCCCTCAACGAAGAGAGCAGCTCGAACCAGTCGAGGGACCAACTAAGGAGGTAGCGCAAAAAATGCAGCGCAATTGTGTCTGACGCCGCTTTAAGATCAACTGTGGCGCGGTAACCGTCTTGTGATGCTTGACGAGCCGCTTTCTTGTTGATCTCCTGCTGAAGCTCCTTACGGAGCCCTATAGCCGCTATGCGCTCTGCGAGGATCCCACCTACTGCCAGCTGAAATATGCCGACAGAGTGAGCCTCAATGCAGATGCCTCTATCCGTTAGCGCATCCTTAGGCACCGTTGTGAAACGGTTCCCCCGGATAAGCTTAGGAGCGATGCGCGCACTGCGGACAACCAAGTTTCCATGGTCATCAGGAAAGCCAAAGACATTGTAAGAGCACATCGGATGGACCCGCGCCAGTAGGTTATACCAAACTGGCGACGAATCGTAAAGTCCCGCAACAAGAGGGACAGCATCACGATAGCACTCCGGGTAAGCAGTCAGTTTATGTGCAACAGTTACACCATCACCGCCGCATTGCGACGTAGCCCCAGGACCGAAACGCGGTGACAAATCGCGTTGCCGTGGAACTTTCCCAAAGTAGTCTTTTGCAAGCTCCTGAGCGCGGTGTAATACACGGCGCAAGAAAGGAGTAAGGGAGATATTCCCCCGACTGACTTCTGAAAAGAACTGGTTGGTTTCGGCACATTGTGCCTCGGCCCTGAAGAACTCATCGACAGCCGCACGCTTAGTGAGGTTCTTGGGTATATTCCTCCCAAGTTTCGCTAAGTCGGCGTATTTACGCAGAAAATTCCCTGCGCATGCGTCGAGGTAGTAAGCCTCAACACTGTCGTAGTTCTCGGCTCTGACAGACGTACTCGCAATCTTCATCACATCTCCTGCTTGGAGTGCGTGATATAGCTCTAAACTCAAGGGGGTACCAATTCCCTTGTAGAGCTTGAGTGCGATCTTCTTTACGTCGTCAAACATCGCTCCATCCGGTTGGCGGCACAGCCTATCACTAGGTTTGCGCTGCTTCCGTTGTGGTCCACGCTCCCTAAGGGGCACGTGTGAGGTTCTAGGAACACTCGTCATGGTTAACTCCATTTGTGCACTTGAATCGGTACCGGGATCAATTCCGGTAAGGACAGGTCCGCTTAGGTCTGCGGATCCATGTTCTTGACCCAGTTGGCATTCGTTGCATGAGCCGTAAGGTTCTTCACGTATGCTTCCAAGTCATCGATCTGCGTTTGCAACGCGTTGTTCGGGATGATGTAACCCCCGTTCGCGTCGTCGTACACGCACTTGCACACCAACTTGGGACCAGCGACAGCGTCGTTAGTCACCTGAGGCACAATCACGCGTCGCGAGATGCGCAAAGTGCCGTTGGCATTCCGAGTCATACCAATTTCCACCACGGGCCAAGCGAGCGGTGAAACACCCTCCTTCAACAGCCATTGGGCAGCTTGCTGCTTACCGGCATAGGGGAGGATCGCAGTGAAGGTTTTTGCAACTGCAGCTGCGTTGTTAAGAACAAGGTTGGTTTGGGTAGCCATAGCTAACTCCGAGGTTATGTGCGTTTCCGCACTTGTTGAGTGAACATTGCGATGGTATCGACAGCACGTTTTTCAGCTGTCCACCGCTCTGCTTTTACTTGATACGCCGAGCCGCGTTGTAACTCGGGTACCGGTGGCGATGCAACAAGGTCACGAACTTTCTTGACCCCCTTACTAGTGACAAACTTTACGTTCGCCACCGTACCGAAAGGATTACCCGACCCCCCCAAAGTCTTTACCGAGCTAGTGCCAGAGGCACTATATGTTATGCTCGTATCAGAAAAGGAGAGACCGACAAAATCGGTAAGGGATTGCAAATAATCGCCAACTTTGACGAACCAGTCAATAACAAATGAGAAAGGAACTAACTCCCACGCTACTGATACTGGGTTTAACAAGCCGTATTGGTTAAGCCTGTATAGATCCGGGTTTGTGACAACCACGCGAGACTTCAGCGTCACTCGAAGTTTCACGTCCGCCACGCAGCACTTTTGGCTGCTGGTGAAGTTGTCATAAGTATCTCCTGTATAGACGTCCTTTCCCACTCCCGACACGAAGTCAGGTGCAGCACGTGGGTTAGACAGGAGCTCACATCCGGAATGAATGGACTGCAGCAACGGGGTCCATCCATATCTATATTCCATCCAGACATCCTCGAAATTCTCTTTGCTCTTGCGCTTTCTTTTGCGCCTGGCATAATAGAGGTCTCGACGGAGTTGCCTAGCGGATTTCGCTGTCATGAACGAAGACAGCGCCCCCTGTATAGCACGGGGGTTGGCACTTTTTACGGCACGAGCGAGTGCAAGTACGCGCTGAAGGGATTTCCCGATCATTGCATACGTCTGCTTGCGCTCACCAATGTCAACAGCAAGCATCATTTCCGCTTGTTGATATGCCTGCCTCCGGAAACTGGAATATGCCAAGCTATACGCTTTGCTTGACCTTTCCCGGAGCCTTGTGTCCGTAACACCGTAGAACCAACTATCGCTTAACGAGCCGTACCACGACACCCAATTGGCGTCGAAGGTATAACTCTGCGTAGTCCACATCTTGCGGTGCGCGTTCGAACGAAGTTGCAACACCCCATTGGGGCCACGTAGACTTGTGGTCGTAGTGACTGATCCAGCATTAATTTTGCTGGCGGGTGCGCTTATACCCCAGGTTCTGGTTTTTGTGCCCATTTAACGGGCTCCTGGGTGCTTCACCGCGCTGACAGTGTCAGGCGTTGCTTTGTGAAGTGCATCATCCTCCGGTGTAAGGCTGCTCCATTTGTAAGGAACAACCTCCCACTTGGGAAGTGTGCTAATGAGCTTCCGCGTTCTCACGCGATTCGCTCTACGCTCTTTTCTGAGCGACCAAAGCCGAACTAGCTGAGAGGCTAGTTCAATAACAGAACCACCGGCTCTCACCTTCCGAGTCAACACAGAATAGACGACATTAGCGACAACTGTCAGTGTTTTACGACTGAACAGATTTAAGTTTAGCATAATGTCTCCTTTTGAGTGTGATTTGGGGGTGAGGGGCCGG